TAGACTGTTGCCATATTTATTTTTTAGATATATCGACGAGACGTATTCCAATGCGACCCCCTTGGCGGTTTACAATATTGAGTGCAATGCGACTTAATATTGGCAGTTTACCTTTTGCGTGATTTGGAAACTCGACAACGTACATAATGTTAAATTTCAGTGATGCAAGCAGCTTCTCTTGCCCGCTCTTGAATGCTTCGACGCGCTTTTGTAATGCGTTCTTTTTTGCCATATAGAAGGAGTATACTAGAATTTGTTAAAAAATGCTTTTAGATGTTTCGGGATCGTCGCTGCCACATTTTTACATAGTCAATATCAATGACTTTTTCCTCCGCGGCAGTCTTATTATCGACATAGAAATAAGACTTAAAGAGGTTATTTATGCTTGTTGAAATTTCCGACTCCAAGACTTGATCGACATAAACATAAATTTTTCCAACATAAATTTGAATGGTAAATCGATGAAACAATCCGTCATCCGGCATATCAATCCCCAAGTCAACCAGTTGAATTGATCCGCCGTTATTATAGGCGAAATACAGCTTTGTTGCGTGCGTTGCGGTATCAAAGTAAAAGTAAGCGTAATGCGTAGAGTCGTAATACCACCCCCAGCGCCGCGCGGTGTCCGTAAGGTCGGTGTTAAATCGCAATAAAGCATCCCACCTGCACATTGATGAGTCGAAGGAGCGTTGGCTTGTAAGGGTTGAGCTTCTGCTACCCGTAGCGGTCGTTGAGAGACGAAGATAAGTGATTTCATCGTTGAGTCCGTTTGATCCATCGGCAAATATTTCTTGGGTTCCCGACGTTCCACCACCCGTCCAAAACAGCTTTGCTATTACAGAAGATGCTAGAACGGCCGGTGTTTCGTCAAATTCACTCACATGATGATACATGGGGAAGTCAAGATATCCGTCAGAAGTAATTTGCGACTCCACGCTTCCCGTCCAAGGGCTATCGCTAATGCGGAAGGCAGCACTCGCTTTTGTAGCTGCCGAGTTAATCACGCGGAAAAAATCACCGTCCCAATCATCTTCTGTATTTTCAGCGGTAAATCCATCCCCATGCACTGTATTTCCGGCAAATTTAAAAGCTGCGACATTCTGCCGTGCGGCTGTACTTGGGGTTGCTGTATCAGATCCGCGCCACTCAAAACCGACATAGGTGAGGCCGTCCACAAGGCGCGCGCATGATTGTGCAGCGTCGGCTGCAAGAGTTAAAGACCGTCCGCTACCCAGCACCTGAATAAACCCATCGTCCGCATCGATCAGAAGGGTTTGGAATCCGCCCGGCCCATAGGCGCGGAATGAGTTTGTATCTATTTTAATGCCTGTTGCAGCAAGCGCAGATGTTTGAATAAGAGCACCTGTAATAACGCCCCCAAGAATGGTGAGTGATTCCGCAATAACCGCTCCAAGCATTGAAACGCGAAAAGGCGCATCATCATAAAGTCTTGCACCAAGCCATAGCCCCTGTCGATCAACACGAAATACATTGTCGCCACCGTCTCCGATGTTGATTTCGCGCGCATCAGAAAGAAAGCGACCGCCGTCCGTTGGATCACTGGCCTCCATTGGAACATATGGCACTTCCGTCCACGGATTTACGGGCGTTCGGTCGTCCATTGAGATAACTTCCTCTTGATCCATACAGTTTAGTTAAAACTTAACTCAACAACGTCCACTTCTGGCGCTAGATTTCCGCTTGCATTTAGCTCCACCTTTACTTGCACGACGCTTCCCACAGGCATCGCCGTCTCGCACTCCACGATTTTATTAATGCTATCAACACGCGTGCCAATTTCTGTCCATTCAGTAGCCCAGTTGGCTTTTTGGTAAATCTTAATTGATGTTCCCTCTGGAAGTGATCGATAGCCCACGAACCCGCCGAACCGCTTGCCCTCATTACGCACGAAATTGATCGCCTTAGTGACCAAGGAGGCGCTTGGAACCTTCGCCGAGGTGTCGAGTACGTCTACGCCGAAAACAATCGCTGTATGGACGCCTGATTGCGTTCCAGACGTTACAACACGTCCAGTTGAACCACCCGCAATGGCGTGCGCGGCTGTATCGTAAAGATGAATCGTGCCAGATGTAATGGATTTAGCGTAATACACCGTTCCAGCCGTTACACCCGTTGGGAGTGCGCCCGTTGTTGTGAATTTTATTGGGTCTCCGTCAGAAAGCTGATGTCCGGCAAATGTTACAACGCCCGGATCGGCAATTGTCATTGTTATTGTCGCCTTTTCTTGCCATGAAACAAGTAAATCTGTCTCAACAAGCTCCAAGCATCCAATATCAATATTTTCATACGTTCCGCGCGAGATAAGCCACTCCAAATTGAGTACCATTGGATAGTTTCTGTCGTAATTTCCCAATGAATACACCCCCTGTTTTGCCGGATTTCCACTTACGTTAGAGAGTCCAAATAATGGAAGGCCAGATTGATTGATCGTGGCACTTGGATGAACGATAGCCGCGCCAGACCCAGCCCAATTCCCGGGAATTCGTTTAAAAGTGCTCAAACTTTGCCCATCATAGCTGTAAATATTCCCTTTGCGCCCAGCATTTACAAGAATCATGTTATCCGTATCAAGAAACGAGTTTATTCCAGTTTCCGGTATAGAATCGGCCACGCTATAACTGCCGCTCCATGTGTTCCAGCGGAGAATTTCAGTGGCAACTTTTACGACAGAAACGAATGTCCCGAGTACAAGATCAGTCAAAATAGTCCCAAGCGCTTTTACGCGTAGCGGAGTCTTAATGTCGAGTGCATTTGCCGAGAAAGTGCCTGCATTTACCTGCGCGACATAGTGCGCATCGCCAATATAAAGAACTTGGTTTACTTCGCGCATTGGGTGAAAATCTGCGTCTGTATTTGTAAATGTGGCAAAGCTATCATTTCTGCCCGTCCAGTCGGTAGGGGTTCCAACGGCAACACGCCCTAAGCGAGACTGCATTGCGTAATAAATATAGCCCTGATATTCGTATGCCGATAAAATACCCACGGCACCAGCAGCCGGCGCCACAGTGGCAACATAGCTATAAACGCCAGCCGATGTACGTTTCCAAATCTTTCCATTGGTACTACCGAATAAATATGTAAGCCCATCACTGCATGGGACTATTGCGCGCACCAAGTCATCAATTACCCCGTCGCTTTCCTTCGTCAATTTTTGGTTTACCTTCAAAAACCCCGGCTCTGAATGAATATCGCAGCCAATCATTTCGGCGACGCTTCCAACAGGGCCTTGAAGCGACGAATCCGAAATTCCTCCGAGGTTAAAGTCTTTTAATGTAATGATATTCATATGGTTTATTTAGAAAACTATTTGCGAAACAGCGGCCACGAGCGTAATGAGTGTCAAAAGGCTAATAATCGTGCGCAACATTTCCGAACTTATGCCCCAAATCTTTTTACGCTCCTTTGTCGCAGAATCGACAACGGCTTCTTGAGTGCGCCGATAATCTTGAAGTGATTTTATGTCCTCCTGAAGCCTCAAAATTTGGTTATTGAAATGTTTTTTATCTTCCATGTAAGACTCGCGATCAACCTTTCGATCAGAAATATCTATAAAGCTCTTAACATGCGCGGAGAGTGAACCCATTTGAGAGCTGAATGTCTCCTTTAGGGTATTCACAACATCGCTTAAATGCTTGAATTCTGCCGCAAGAACGGCTATTTCAACCTCTGCATTTTTGTCTTTTTCAGTCATATGTTTATTCTTGGCGATCAACCTTTCTCCATGTAGATGTAATCTTTGAAACCTTGCTCCACGCACTTGTTACACGAGCCGATCCGGTCCAAGAACTTGCGACGCGCGTAACCTTTGCCCAAACTCCGGCAGTGAATCCATTGATTTTAAACCGTATGTGGACAGTGGCCTTTATGCGTTCCGTAAAGAACTTTCCAACGGATCGAGTAATTGAGGCAGCGACAGAAACAGACTCATTAAAGAACTTACCAATAACAATGCCGCCACGATCTAACGCTGTAATTGCCTCCACGAGCGATCTTCCAAGCGAACGTAATATTGAATCCACCGCAAAAACAGTTTCGCTAAGCGATTTTCCGACGGTTTTAATCATTGAAGATGCAACTAGTACCGACTCTGCAAATGAGCGACCCAATGTGTGCATCTTTGAAGCAATAACTTCAACCGTTTCCGAGAAAGAAATGAGAAGTGCGCGAATCAATGAATCAGAAACGGCCAATGTCTCTGTAAATACTTTTCCAGCCACTTTTAGCATTGATACAGCTACATTAACGGACTCTGAAAGGGTGCGCCCAAGAGTACGCAATGCAGTGTCGGTAGCATTTACTGTTTCAGTGAATACCCTGCTTATGGTGCGCGAAATGATATCTGTTACAGAAATACTATCTGAAAGCCCTAAGAAAATAACTTTCATTTTCGCAAAAGCATCACTCACATTAACCGAATCCAAAAGGAATCGACCCAGCGTACGGCTCAAAGAGTCGCTTGCCTCAACCAAATCAGAAAGAATCTTTGCAGAAATGCGAGCGCGAGCAGTGTCAGTGGCTTCAATTGTTTCCGAGAGCCTGCGGCTTGGAAGTTTTCTTGCCGTAGCGTCAGTTTCAACCGTCTCTGAACAGTCTATTGTAACGAGTGGCTCCGTTATCTCAATAGAAAGAATTTCGGCAAATCCATGCGCCCAGACATACAAAGTGTCTGTTAATTTGCAAAGCTGGTAATTGCGCGTTGTAATGTTTGGCGTAAATGTAACTCCCGTGCCCGTATTTTCTGGATCATAAGTGCCATTAGGTGCAACAGCCTGCGCATAATCTTCTGTATTTTGCGTGTATACATGAAGCACAAGATCTCCGGAGACCTGAATGAGAGCGTTGTTTTCGGCGGCAAGCGTACTTGTTCCAAAGTTAACTAGATCGCTTCCGGACACAATGGCCATCGCATTTGACCCATTGATTTCATAACATCGTCTGCGGCCACCGCGTACCTCTGGCGAAGGCTCATATCCTCGCCAAGCCGCAATATGACCACCGCTTGAAGCCAATGAGTCAATTGCTACAAGTCCGGGGTCTTGTCCGTCAGACGTGTCAAATTCTACTGGAGAGCTAAGGGCCGTGATGGTCGTCGATGTGTACGAAAATGCTTGGTGAAATCCATCAGATGAAACACCTGCCCACTGTATGATGAATCTGCTGCTGGAAACAAGTATTAGTTGAGCAAAACTACAATTGGAAGGTTCAAATTCAACCGCTGCGCTTAGCGAGCTAATATCACCCGTGCTTGCATCAACCGCAAGCATCGTAACCCACCCATCATTGGCCGTATCATTACCGACATGAAGAAGGCGAGTTGAGCTGATTGCATAAAGGTTCCCAAACCCACCATAATTGAACATTCCCGTATATGCTGCACCTTTTGTTGTTACGGCGTATGTGCTCAAGTTAATTGATAATGTACGGATCGCCTGCGAACTTGACCCTGTGGCATAAATTAGAGCCGCCGTTGTTGAGTCAAGCATTACAATGCGAGATGAGCTATTCATTGCATATACAGACGATGCAACCGTAAGGGCGGTTCCTATTGGTGTAATCGATCCATCAGAAGGATCTACTTCAAAAACTTGTACTTTTTTAAAAATAGCACTTGATTCTCCAAAAACAAGTAAAACATGCGTATCATCTATTCGACACGCACCGACGAAGTTGGTGGAATCAGGCACGGCGCCCGAATTGAGATGGGTTATGTCATTCAATGCCATAAATAAATTCACGCCTCATTATTCAACGAGGCGGGATTTTGAACCCCGCCCCGTTTTTTATTTGGATTATGGGCGTGAGTACACAGTATCCCAAGTAACCTGCAATGAGTCTCCGTTTACTACGTTGACTGCCGAGAATACCTGACGGCACTTTAGAACACCAGATGAGCTGGCATTGAGCACTCCAGACTCCGTAACGGCCACTGTACCGCTAACAGTAAACGTATAAACGAGGCGCGCTGTATCGTTTGACGTATTGGTTGTCGTGCGTGAAGCGGTCGCATTGGCGCGCGAAAGACCAGATGTCGAAACTTCTGTTTCAAGCGCCGTATCGCCGGCTGCGGCAGCGGTCGTACCAGTTCCAACCGCGATGTAAGTAAACGCGGCTTCTGATCCAGCACCGTTATCGCGTGAGGCAATACCGGCAAGACCAGCATTAGTTACAAGGTTTTTAATCTTGCGACTTCCACGCCATCGCCCGGTAATGAACGGGATGCGAAGACCATATGCTGCAAGATAGTTAAGAATTCCAGCCTTCACGACTCCATCTTCACTGATCGGAGAGTCCACATGCTTGCGCATGAATTTCAAGAAGGCCATACCAAGCCTGTTTTCAACGAACATTTGCTTGATGTTTCCATTGGCGTCTCGGTGCGTATATTCTACGTTCTCGTACGCGCCAACAAGTTTTGGGGTTACTAGGTTCAATTTAAGAAGGCTCATACATTTTCGTTACTATTAAGAAGTTTCTCTCTAAGCAATTCAGCTTCCTCAAGTTGCTCATTAAGCTCGGCATCTTTTTCGGTCGTCTCAAGGTCTCTCTGACGCGTTTCGCAGAATTTATTTATTTCTGCTAGGATTTCTTGCTCATTAGAGCCAAGCTCGAAACCTAGTCGAAACACGCCTTCCAGCGTCGTATTCGCTTCTCCATTCTCGTCCAGCCCGTGCTTATAAAGCTCGAACCCAACGGATATTGAGTAGCGATTGTCTATCTGGACATAGATCGTTTTGCACTCAACGATCTTGTAGGTAAACATTCTTTCTTCGTCCATATGTTGAATTAATTTAAGTTTTCCTTGGTCAAAAGAGCTTCGATCGTACTTTGTGCGGCGGCTTCTTTCGCTTCACGCTCCGCGTCTGTGATTGGTTCAAGCTCCTTATCAAGCGCGGTAACAATACGATCAAGCTCGGCTTTAATATTTTCCTCCTTAGCATCCAGCCTAAAACCGTAATGCTTTGGTTCACCAAGCTCCTGTCCGTCAAGGTACACTTGCACGGTAACTTTCAGACATTCTGTGGCCTCCACTTGATCGTTTGCGACCTGTGCATTTAAGATTTTGTAGCTGTGTGTCATAAGGGGCTTTAAACTAGTATTGAGAGCCGTCATTGTACGGAATGGACGCTACGAAATTGCGATCTAGATTAGCCTCCTTCATTTGCTCCAACTTATCAGCAAGATCGGCCTCATACGTTTTCTCCTTCTCTGAAAGAGGGATTGGTCGTGTTTGCGACGTTTTGTACGCAATAGAGACGGCAATAGCCAAAAGTCCGTGGAACTCGCGAGGGAAGCCGTGGGAAACGCTAGACGGGTTTGCGTCCATCGCATTTGTTGAAGAAAGGTCTGTAAAGTCCGCAGGAAAGACAATTGCCCATAGCTTGATTCCATCTTCTACGGATATGATCGCTTCACCGGAATACAGAAAAAACGATTTGTCCCAAAGATCAAACGCGGGATCGCGATTGGCAAATTGCGACAAAATCGTTGCTTCATCGGTCGACTTTTCGTACTGCAAAAGGTCTGTTTCCACCAATTTGCTCCAATTCTCACCATCCAATTTAGCCTCAATGTACTTAATCCGCGCCATGATTTCCGACGGCAACTCATACTCACGCTGTCCTGCTACCAAGTCAGCGGTTAAGCGAAGCCCGAAGTAGTCCTCGCCAACTTTTTTACCGATTTGTTGCGCAATATCATCTTTAGCCAAATTTGCCAAAAGCAGAATTTCTGCATCCGTAAATGTGGTTACGTTTGTTTTTGTGTAATATCGGACAAGTGTGGCAAATTCTGTAAATTTCATAAGCGGATTTGGCGGTTTCCGTTATGGTTTAAGAGAGTTCAGGCTTTGCAAGGGCAGATGCGCGCTGTGTAACCTCTACCTCTACGCGATACTTGTTTGCAAGCATTTGAGCGACAGAATGTGGGATATCCACCATATGACCCTTCTTGATGATGAATGTGTACCCATTGATCTGCACGATTTCCTCGGCTCCGGCTTTTTCTTCCGGCCCCAAAGGACAAATGAATGAAACTTTAGGTTCAGCGTCCAAGAGAGCCTTTGTGTCAGCCTTACGGTCTCCGGTTGGCACAAATCCCTTTGGCCAATGAGCCTTGCGCGCCACGGTGCCCACGGTGCGACCCTTAGTCTGAACTTTGGGTTCAGAGTCATTGTCGTCTGCGCCATCGTTTTTAGCGGCAGCGTCAGCAGCGGCTTTTTCAGCCTTTTCCGCGTCTCTCAATGCTTTTGCAGCATCTTTTTCTTCTTGTGTCTTAGCCATATTGGCAATTTCTGTTTATGAATAAAGCGGTTTCCAAGTGGACTTAAGCCTGTACGGTCAATGCAGCCGGAGCAGCAGCAGTAATTGCGGTTGCAGCGGCGTAGTTGGTATCAGTTACACCATCATCGGCGTTGAGCTTCGTGGTGAGTGTGTTGAAGTCTGAAATACGAGAACCCATGTCGGTTACGAGTTTCACAACCTCCGCACGAATAGCGGTAATGTCCGCAAGCATCGCGGTGAGCAACGCGCGATCATCCAAGTGTGTTGATCCCAAGTTTGATTCAGAAATATCTTCTGCCATATCCTTTTATTTTAGTTGAATAAGAGGCGGTTTCCAGAAGGGCTTATGAAGCGGCTGAAACGATACGGGTCATGAAGGCGTTGTTGAGAATTTTCGCAACGAACGTAGCCTTCCAACCAGATGTCGCACGCTGATCCAACGGATCGGCAGATCCCGCAGATCCAAGAGGCTTCACAATGTTCTTCATTGCTTCACCGCTAATACGAGAGATACCGTATGCGTTCATACCGAAGATCAATGTACCGTACACGTCGATTCCACCAGTACCAGCGGCAGTAAATACCTTGGCGTTGGTTGTTTCAATAAAGCGCACTTCCTCAATAGCACCAATTTCTCCCGGCAATACAGTCTTTTGAGACGGGTATTGTTCAACACTCACCCAACCTGTAAGGGTGCGGAGAGTATTTGAAATGTTCGGGTGGCAAATACCAATGAATGATGCGTTAACCGGAGCAGTTGCATAACCAGTAGAAGGATCGATCATGCGAGTTACTTTCTTCGCATTGTTGAGCTTCAATGTGGTTACCGCCGCAGTAATGTCGGCTTTGTCAATCACGTCGCCGGCAGCAACGTGGTCATTTTGGGTGTTACCCGTTCCAGAGTAGCTTGCGCTTGTTCCGGCAGCGAGTACGTCGCGAGTAAGCTGATCGAGAGTATCTCCAGCTTGGTCTCCCAAGATTTCGGCAGCCTCCATGAGCACCATATCCTGTGATGAGTAGTCAACAACGTCAGAGACAGTGGTGAAATCACCATACTGCGCCACAACGGCTGTGATATCAGTTACAGAAAGATCACTTCCAGCAGGCGTTACACCTTCAGTAAGTGGGGTGGTCGCGGCGCTCAAGTTACCGTAGCGACGGAATTTGATTGTTGAGGTTCCAGCGTTCTTAGGAAGGTCGCGAACCTGTGCGAATTGTGTGTGAATGAACATCGCAACGGCACGATCCAAAAGGGTTCGGTCGTAAAACGCCGACACTTCATCTGGAATAGCTGATTTATTGGTCATAATTTAATTTAAGTTTGAATAGAGTAGGTCATTTAACGTCCCTGACGCACTCTAGCTTGTTCTGCCGCGACTTGAGCCGGTGTTGCTGTCCTCCAATCGATTGGTGAGACCGCATCACGGTTAGACCCTCCGCCTCCGGCCTGCGTTTCCTTCGCTTCTGCGTCGGCTTTACGGGCACGATCCGCTCCTAGCTTCATAAGGTGGTCAAATGCCACTTCGGCAAAGATCGCCTTGACAGGAAGGTTGCGGCGCGATGGGTGTTTCATCCATTTTTCTACCTTTTCGGCATACATGCCTAGGTCTGGATGCTCTTTTAAGAATTCGGTTACTTCATGCGCGTCTTGAGCGGCGATATGTTCATCCACAATAGGGGTCAAAGCCTCTAATGGGTTTTCTTCATCCGCCTCTGCATCCTCCGCGCCCTCTGATGAGGATTCAGATTCTTCGGGTTCAGCGTCAATGTCCGCATTTTCGCGAGCTTGCTGTGCGGCGAGCTTAGCTATTTTTGCGTTCTTGCGCGCGATAATGTAATCCTTCTTCGTTTTTCGTTGATTTACGGAAGGTTCCGATCCATCATCGACAAACGTGTCGCCTGCTTCTGCATCTGTTGACGCAGTTTCAGCTTCGGTGGTCGTGGACTCGCCCGCTCCTCCCTGTGCTCCTGCGTTAGCATCGGCTCCGGGCGCTGGGGTTGCGACAGTTTCCGCGGCCGGAGCCGCTCCATTGTCTTCTGACATATTTTTTTGGCGTTACTCGCTCATTATAGGGTGTCGAATCCTACGCAAAGCGGATTAATAATCTCGTCGCCAAAGCGACGGTTGAGCGTTGGGACGCTCGGTAGGACACATGACTTAGAGTAGGAAACCGCCAAAGCTCCTGCTAAGCCACGCACCCATCCGAACGCCCCAGTACCCACTATTCGCGATCCTGTGCAGCCTCTAGGGCTACGTTGTGGTACGGGTCAAAGTTTTGAATGTCCGTTGTCGAGGCCAGTAAGTCTCGAATGTACTGATTTGGCGTATCAAGGAGGGCTTTATTCAGCTCCAGCTTGTCTCGCGCCACATCTTGCTCATAGGCGGTCAATTTCTCGCCGGTCGAAGGGTCGCGACCCGTTATGATTGTACGTTCAAGGTATGCAATATTTTCCATGAGTACCTCCGCGATCAGCGCCCAACCCTGCGTTGCAAGCATGGACGTGAGCGCGGCGGCTTTCTCGGCATTTGATACAGAAGGGGCGGCTTGCTGTACCGGCGCAATGTGAATTTTCTTCTTTTTTGTTGCCATAGTTTATTGCAGCGGTGCTGCGTTATTGGCTGTTACCGGAATTCCGGGTGTTCCGACAGGACTTGTAAGCGGTGCTCCCATGTTTGCCTCGGCTACACCCTCCTTAGGGCGATTATTTGCAATATCCAGCTCTGGATTCATGCGTTTAATCATCATGGCCTTGCGGTGAGCGCGAATGTGGGCATATTTAGCAGGAGTATCAGCGGCCTTATTGTGCATTTCCATGTGAACAAAGTCGTCGTCGTTTACTTCCACTTCTACCTTCAAATTCTTGTCCAATTGTAGGTTTTCTTCCTCTGCTTCCATTTCGTCGGCAGTAGGTGGCAATACTTGGTCAACAACTTCCTTTGTAAATCCGGATAGGCGACCAATATAGCGAAGGGCAAAGCGCGAATTTGCTTCTTGAGGCGATGTTGCCATCACGTCTTTCAAGAATAGGCGATATTTCTGCAAGTCATTGGTGTTTCGAGACTCTGAAATGGCCTTAGATTCAATCTCAATATCCGGATCAATCTTTGCAATGATGTTTTCTCGGGTAAGTTTGCGCCACGTCGGCCCCATTGAGCCACCGATGCGAATAACTTTTTCGTCGATACCATCCTTGAAATGCCGTTTATAGAGCGAGTACCACTTGCGCCAAAATTCTCGCTCACTCCATCCCCAAATCTTCGCAGTGAGGGAATAGCGCGTATCAACGCCGGTATCTTGTAGGTTAGCCTCTGTGGCCGTCCCCGCATCTGACGCTCCACCCTGACGCGTTACAGGTGTTGCCGTTGATTTCTGGGCTGCTGCATCAAGTACGTTGAGAATCCAATCAACTTCTGACTTCACTGTTTGACGTTCAATTGCTTGAACAGCTCCGCTAGGAGGGCCGTCAACAGGTACATGCTTGTTGAAGTCGATGCCCAAGTTTCCACGGTTCTTGATCTTGTTTGTGTCGTACAGGTAGGTAGGGATCTGGCCAGTTTTAATGCTTTGAAGCGCAGTATTTTGAATGACTGATCGCGCACGCTGCTTGTCTTCGATCAAGTCCGGCACTGATACACCGTCCCAGTCATGCGCCATCTTGTAACAAATGCGCTCATCAATTGGCCAGCATGTTTGATCGTCCAATACCTTGTATCGAATAACTTTTTTACCTCCGTCTGCGAGCGTAACGAATACCTTTTTGCCCTTCCAGTAGGTGAACCACTCAAGCGCACGGATTTCTACGTTATCGCCTGAAATTGAAGCCGCGCCTTGATTCATCTCATTGAAGCCTTGAGCGCCCAATCGTGCGCGTTCTGCTTCATCTAGGAGCGAATGGGTGTCGGTTCCACTTGGTTTAATGTTCTTATAATCAAAATAGACCCCCGCATTGTCCATGTCATTGCGATACAGGATGATCTCACGACCCCCGTAACGCATAGCGCCGCGCCCGCGCACGTCTCCATTGACTGATTTAGCCTTTGGATCGCGCAACCACGTCATCATGTCCACGACTTCCGGCAATGGGCACATCTTTTCGCGGTCGAATTCCATGTTAAGCAAAAGCGCACGCCCATAAAAAAGCGTGTTGAAGTCCCAATCATAGTCAAGCTGATCCTTGCCCATGAGGGTGTAGTCATACTCGGCCAATGGCAATAGGTTTTCGGCCGTTTCTGCGTCCCCCTCCTCGCGTCCATCGAAAGAAACAGCGAGGCGATCATTGTACAAAGACGAAAGAACAGTCTGGAATGTAGTAAACAAAAGAGGATCTCCAATAGCCGTTTTATCGCGCTTTTGGTTTGAGTACACCTTCATGCGCAACGCCCATTCGTCGATCTTTGGCTTCATGAACTTCCAAGAGACGGTACGTTCTGCCTCAATCTGCTTCACGAGACCAGAAAAATCCTCTTTAACAGGCTGTGCTTTCTTTCCCTTCTTAACAGAATCTAAGTTTTCGGTCTCCTCGCCCTGTTGTGTTTCGACTTTAGTTTCTTTTGTTTTTTTTGGCATAAAGGAAATGGCGGTTTCCTTTTATGCTTTTGGTGGGCTTATTAAATTGTCGATAGTGATTTGGGCAATGCGCACAACCTCGCTATAAATTTTCTCCACTTGAGGCTTTGAATATGGAGAATCCTGTCTTCGCAAGAAGTATAGCACACGATTACGCCAGTCGGGACGGACAGATAAATGGGCTGTGTAAATCTTTCCATTGTGAACAGTTAAATATTCAAAATGGTTTTGAAAGTTGCGCACATAAATATCGTGTTTGCGATACTGCGTCAGTGCGAAGGTTCGGATTGTCATATAGTTTTATGCGTAAGGGTCTGGATTATATTCGGGCGTGAAACCTTGAGAATATGTGGGCATTTCGTGAAATTGTGGCTCTTGGAACAGAAGGCGACCAAGACACTCAATCATGTGGTCATCCTTGTCGAGCGTGGTCTGCTTCTTGCTGTGCTCCTCGGCACTGCGACCCTTCCACTCGGCCCAGCGATAATGCTCCATCTCCCAAATAAGCTGTGTACAAGTGTCGAAAATATAGACTTCCGGCGCGCGTAGCATTTCGGATTGTCCGGGCAATTCTTGGTATGAGAGTGCGTCTTCAATGCGTTTGTCGGATTGTGAACGTGCCTTCGTTGCCTCAACATAATGAACACCGTATTCGCGCAGCCTACTCGCAAGGGATTTATTCGTATGCTGATCTTCAATCATTGCGGAAGGGTCAATGATATTTCGCTCCATGCGGTACAGGCTGTTCTTTTCCTTCACGCGCGTTGCCAGCTCCTCTGTCCCATTCTGACATTTAAGCCATAGCTCATCACACACAAATTTCTGTCCCTGACGATTGACTGCAAGCCATAGTCCTGCGTCATTCGTTCGGGGGTGAGGATCGAGCGCGTGATAGACCGTATAATCCGCCAAATTGACTTGGAATGGCCGAATAACGTGGATTGATCGGCTGAATCGCTTGAATCGCAGACCAACCAAGTGCTGAAATTTACCCTCAATACGGGCATGTTTTTCTTCTTCCGTATACTGCGCGATCATGTTTTCAATGTGTGAGTGCTCCAAGTGTCCGCGCACCCCATGAATCTTGCAGGCAGCCTCCACATCGGCCTCAATGTGGGCGATTGTTTTAATCTTGTCTGACATATTATTTCTCTACTTCGGCGGCCTTATCTTTCTTGGCCACAATCTCATCAAACATCCATGCTGAACCGTTAAGAGGCGTTGCGGTAATGAAAAGAACCCCACCGGCACGCAAGCGAGAAATACACGCCTTATAGATCGGCTCCGTTGGCGGCTCATCGCACCAGATCCAGCCAAGCGTCGGGCCTTCAAATTCTTTCGGGTCTTGCTCGTTGGTCATGATGTCAAACGTCCACCCATTGTCCATCTCCCATTGGCTATTGAATTGTTTGCCGCCCTTCGTCGCCTTATAGCGTCCAAGCGGTAGCCATTCTTCAAGCGTTGGAATCAGGTTTTTTACAATGTTTGACGCCTGCGAAACGACACGCCCGCGCTTTGGATATGGCCATTCGCGGTACAAAGGATAGTCAAACCATTTATTCTCTAGGTTGTCCTGTCCGAACATGATATTCGCAACCACATTGGCAGCCACGCATGTCTTCCCAACACCATTGGCAGCAGAAAAGAAAACGACTAGGCGTTTGTCTTCGCCCACCTCGCGAATAAACTCCTCGCACTTCCCGTTCGGCTCATAAAACCGAAACTTCTCATGCAAAAGTCTGTATGCTTCCTCCTCTCGGAGTTCGCGAATAGTGCTCACAGGATCTTCCCCGAGCAATTCGCGCAATTCTGCTTCGTCGATCTCTGCCATAATTATTTAGGACTATCAAAAAAGATATTCTGACCATTACAATGATCGAATTCGTGTTGAAATACCTGTGAAGCTAAGCCGTCGAGCCAACGCGTACGTCGCTTGAGGCCCCAGAATCTACTTTTCACTCGATACGCGACCTTTATGCGGTCGAAGCGGTTAAGTCGCTTCTGGCGTCGATATGGGAACGATAAGCACCCCTCGGCGTATTCTTTTGCGTTTGGCTTCTTACCCAAAGAGCCATCAAGCATTTTTGCATCAATGTGATACGGCGCCTTCAAAATCTTTGGATTAATAATCACGCGCTCCTTATAGCTTCCATCCTCAATAAGCGCCTGATCCACGACAAAGAAACTAAATGGGTTTTCACTCACCTGCGCATGTGCGAGGGCATATCCGGCATTGTGGTGGCCGTGGAATCCTCGGCGATCAAGCATTTTCTTCATTTCTTCCGCATCTTGCTCGATTTGGGAATACCGGCGCACGCGTTCAGAAACTTTGTAATGGATTGGGATTATTTGCATAGATTATTTTTTAGGGATCGCGACGTGGCAAACCTTGCACAACTCGGTTGCATATCTGAATCCGGATCGTATAGGGAGCCTGAATGGATGATTAAATAATCTGCAAATAGCTCGTTTTACTCCTCGCATAAAATGGCGGTTAAGACTTAAGAAGGGCTTTCTTTGCTTTAGCAATGACCTCGGCCAGCTCCGCGTTGCTCATGTTTCCAAACTTACGCTTTGATAGCTCGATCTTCTCTGGGGCAAAACTTCCACGCAATTTGTGTGCCATATCGATTGCCGCGCGACGTGCCGCATGATCGGGTCGCCTGCGTTCAAGTATTTTTTTTCCTCGCGGGATAAAAACCACATCTTCAGCCAAGAATAATTCCTTGTGTTTCTCCGCGACGAATTCTTGCGGTAAATACTCGTCCATCAACTGTTGCCATGACTTGGATTTTGTAACTTGCTGTGGGTTTTTTGCCGTCGTAGCAGGATAGCCAGCCTTGCGCATAGCTCCGCTTAATGATTTTCCCTTATTTTCCATTAAAATCTTCGCGGCTTTTCTCATGCGTAAACTCGGCTTCCGGTTCTGCGGCGCTTTCTTTTTCTTCTCCCCTCCTTTTGTAATTTCATCAGGCATAATTTTTGGCGGTGCCTTATTTCGCTAGAAATATATCACGAAAATAAAAAAGAGGCGCGTTTGCGCCCCTCTTATTCACAGGAAAAGCAATTTTATCAGTGCCAAGACAATCAGAAACTCCTTCACAATGCCCATGAGCAATATAACAAATCCCGTCTGCCTATTGTCTGGCAATAGATCGACCTTCAAAAGAATCATATCATTGTTTTTAATCGCTCAATCGTGTCTGCCGGTGTATGACCATCAAACTTAGGCGCATGATCGAGCGTTTCTGCAAATTGTGTTTCATCCCAACGACTCAAGGGCAAGTGGTAGGTAATCTGACGACCATCCGCGTATCCCATGCCAAGCACAAACCAATCCACATACATTGGGGTATCGTCCGGGTGGTGCTGTTTTGAGCGCCACGTCTCATTGGGCTGCCTAAGTGCCTTGCTCACTCCCGCAATACATCGAAGCAATGCGATCCAAAGCGTAATCCGGTGATCGTATAGCTCCCCGAAAGTGTGGTATCCGTCCGAAATTATGTCTGTATTCTGTAAATCGATTATTAAGGACTGATTCGTTTGATCCTTAAACACATGCGCAAATGGGTCTGAAATGATTATTTTTGCCATAAATTTAATTAATGCTTTAATAGCTCTGGACTCTCGCGTCTTTCTATTTTCCCATCATTTTACGAAATAGGCTTTTACTTTTTGCACCGTGAAATCATCACGATGAAAGCCATATTCGTTGAAATAATCTCGGGCCGCTTCACGGGTATCAAATATCACCTTTGCGCGCTTTGCTTCTTTTGAAACAATTGCCCAATATGTTTGGCTTTTCATATCAATTCAGGGTTCTCAAATACATTTCCGATCACCTCTAGTTTTTCTGGGCGCAACCCGCCACCACAATGTCCACAATTCTCTTTACTGTCCGAAAATGGTTCAAAGCCGCAACTCCCAGTGTGCCACATAACAACTTGCGGCTTGATAAATTCCGACTTAACAATATCCCCTTCGTAGATCTCTTTACCATTCCTATCAATTAGTCCGGTAAAATCAATAATTGTGCAATTATTAAATCCTTCAAATACACACAAGGTAGCAAAGCTATCTTTCCGTGATGGTCCGCTCGATTTTCCAATCGTTATGTCATCGCCTCTCCAGCACTTATTTTCATGATCCCAAGCCTTGAATTTTCTTTTTCTAGAAATGTCTGGCGGCAAATATTTAACTTCGTTCATAACAATATAGCTTATTCTTGTTTGTTAGTCGGAGCGGAAAACAACGATCATACTTGGAAAAGGAGCGCTATTAGCGTGGCCGCCAAACTTTAATCGACCTTTGATAAATCGTATTTCCGCCTTTCCATAAATGTAATCGTGAAACCACCGTGTATCTGTGCGAGCTGGCAGGAGACAAACCACCACGCCCCCCCTCGCTTCACTTGCCTTTTTAATCCAATGCTTAATTTCTCGTCCATATGGTGGATTCATAAATACTGACTCATTGTCCCATGACTGTATCAGCCCATGATCTTCTTTTGTGAAATATTTGGCACACTTCGCATTATCTTTCGTCGCACATGGATCAAGTGTGAAATGATACTCATGATTTAATTCGTCAAAAGTATCTTGCGGCGTGGCCCATAGATCAGTTTTGCTTGAAAAGTGTACATTCATACCCCTCTCATATTACGGAGGACTTGAACCACACCTTCATCTATATGACCCATTGTTTTGTCAGTGATTTGAATCTCCGCTTCGAGAAGGAGGGACTGTAGGCTTCTCGCAAGGAATATGCGTGCCTGTTTACATGCAGCGTCGTACCCTTGGTTTGCTGCATCATCTCGGCTATCCGAATCCTCTACGAATACCCACCCAGCTTGCTGCGCAACGTCCTTGTCGAACTCCTCCATTATCTCCTCTATGTTTTTTGGTTGCATAAAATATCGTGCAGGAAGTTAATCGTCTCTTCGCTCTGGTCATCGAGGGAGTCTTTGTGGAGGTTCCAGTTGGCGATTTGTGCTTTCGGCAAGTCGCAGAACATATCACCATCACTTGCTATTGTAAATCGTGAAGGCAGGTACGCACTTTCGTATGTAGGTAATTCGTAGTTTTCAAGGTGCGACCATACCGCAATCAACACATCCGCAAGGCGAATGGAACGCGGCGTTAGTCCAACGTGTCGATTTGGGTAACGTTCGTAGTTTTTTTCTCTTGACCATTCATCTATCCAGCACCGAGGACATCCATTTACATATTCTGCATAACGCCTATTGCAACCGTTACAACGATACTCCATGATTTCGGGTACGGCTTCGATTATCTTTGCTCGGACTTGTTCGAGTTTTGTCATATGCTTTTATTCCGTGATTCAAGCTCCGCTTCCAATGGGCTCACATCGAGCTTGCCTTCAAAATAACGGATCGTGTTTTTCAAATGTTCCTCTGTCATTTCCTCAAGCCGCATTTCCACACCCTCTCGGGTGGTATGGAAACCTTCTTGCCAGCCCTGCTCGATCTCGTTTGGGCTTTCCGGCTCTGCCATTAAATTGTTTTCTTCAATGTATGCCATATTAAGCGGTTTTGAATTCATAGCTATTGTGTCCCATAGCCCCTTGCGCATAAATGTAATTTCCATTCAAAACCTTCATAAAGCAATCGCAGCACAGATCGAGTTTCGTCATAGACAGATACGCGGGGCTTGTTCTTCCCTCCTCCTGCTCGGTGGTAAAAATGACTTGGATTTCTTGGTTTCGCTTTCCTCCCTCGCAATTCATCGCTCCTTGTTCGCAAACATCACACAGTATTATAGTTTTTTGCATATTTATTCTTCGATTTCTTCTGGCACATTTACGCACTGATCCTTACAATCACGACATAGACCATATTCTCCGTATGCGGGAGCACCACAACAATCGCTTACTAAATTTGACATAGATTTTTTTAGTTTGATTAATGCGTATCAAGATCGATCTCGCCAATGAGCTTAAAGAGTCGCACCTGACTGCCATTTTGTTCCACATGAAACATTGAGGCGGTTTCTTTTGTGTACCAGTGAGACTCTAGGAATTCCTTGTATTTCTTCAATCGCTGTACGCGCCGCGCTTCCTTCGCTTCGTCTTTCTTGGCCTGCTCCTCTGCCGCTTCTTTAGCTTTTTGCTCGTCGATCACGCGTTGCTTTTCAAGCTCGGCAGCCGCTTGCGCTCGTCGCGCTTCCTCGGCTTTACGGGTCTGCGCCAATAATTCCTTTTCGCGGGCTTCCGCTTCTTCGCGCAGTCTTTTGTTTTCTGCTTCCATTTTTGCGCGCGCCTCTCTTTCGGCTTCTTCTGCACGAATACGATCCGCTTCGGCCTTCTTTTCTTCTTCTAATCGGAGCGCTTCAAGCATAGCTTTTTGTTGATTTTCCTCGAATTTCTCTTGATTTTCTAGGTATGTTTCAATCGGCTGTATCAGGGCTTTTAAGACATTTGAAATGCCGTCAATCGCCTTTCCTTCGCGCAATGATTCTTCCTTCATTTCTTTGCGGGCGCGCTCGATCTGAACACGCCTTTCTTTAAGGAACAATCGACCCTCACGCGCCATTTTCATCTCCGCCTTTTGATCGACACTTGTAACAACGATTGCCCGCGCTTTCTTTTCCCACTCTGCGGCCATTTTGAAATGGTCTTGGAACTTTTCGAGAATATACTGCGCTTTTGAGGGCTGGAGTCCGCTTTCTTTGACAATGATTTCGAGTGAATTGTCCATATTTAGATTTTTACAATTGGTCTTATTTTTGACATGACATCGCTGCGCATGAAGCTACGCTCGCACTCTGGGCACTCTCCGCATTGATCCTCGCAGCCCTCGTGCCCCGCCACGGCGTCAGAAACGGTATAGAGCCACTTGCGGTCGCGTTCAGTGATAACTCGGCTTATAAGCGAGCACAGGTCGTTTTTCAGGTCTTCGGTAATTCCAGATTCTTTCAAAAGGTACAGGGCGCGGCGCTGCACTTCGTCGATCTGTTGTTCTGTTGTAAGCATAGTGAATTGTGTTTAATGATTTATATTTCAAGTCTAATTCAACGAGCGGTCGTTGTCAAGTAAGTTATCCCCACCTACCTTTTCAGCCAAATAATGTCGCCATCCATTTGTAAAAATGGATAATTTCTAGCCATATTCCGTATTTTTACAGGCATCCGGTCTGATCCTCGGCGCGGGTTGATATAAACGGCGTACTTGGAAATATCCACGCGCTCCCCGCGCAATACGCGGTTCAAAATATCTCGCGTCCGGCTAGTCGGCTTCATGCGACGCATGTTTACCTTGAGCATGTGCATAGTCCTTGGCGATCCCTTTCCCGATCCAAATGGCGTCTTGCGTCCTCTACCGAGTCCGCGCGCCCGAAACTCTGCTTCTGTGCAAGTTCCCTTTATGAAATCGCACCGGATACAGGACACGGCTAAATTTTGCTCATTGTCGGCGCCACCTCGCGCAATAGGATTTTTATGATCCAAGCGCATCTCTTTCAGGTTAGCGATCAATGTTTTGCAATAGTAGCAAGTGTAATTTGCGGCTTTTAACAGGCTTGCGCGTTTTTCTGGCCCTAATCGCTTTCGGTCTTTCGGGTCGATAGTTCTTATTCCATTCCTCCACATACACTGCACCTCAACCGCTCCCAATATTTTTAGCAATCTCGCTAATGCTTTGCATACCTCCAGATCCATTGATATATCTCTGGCCACGCTCACCGGTTAAAAGCACCTTTACCTGCTCCCTGTCTTGTATCTGCGCGTACTTCTCATTCCACTCATGAACACTTGGCACAACATCCATTGCCACCTCTGGGTAATAAAACGGGTCAATTCTTGCTTCTGGATTATTTAACGCGTACCAAACGCCAAACCTTCGCACAGCCTTTGATCCATCGTGCAGAACACCGATTTCATGATCGTTGTCGTGTTCGCGTTTTAAATCCTCCTTCCACATACCGGTAACATTTGAGAGGGTAATGACATTCCCCTGAATGACACTTGTCTTTTTTCCGGCGTTCATCGCTTGCAAAACGGCATCTGCCTCTTGCTGCGTGAGTTTCAATGAGTATCCTTCGATTGTTGTGAGTTTATACATATTAGCTTATAAATGCGACCTTATTTGGACTTTCTACTTGTTTTTTGTGATAGGCACCGAGCTGCGCCCACTTTTCCTTAAGCTGATAAGGGGTTGTAATTATCGGGGCAAATTGATCCCCCTGTATTTGTGCGCAATATTCGATTGCCTTTAGCACCTTTTCTTTTCCTAGTTGTTTAAGCATATACTCGATGGCTCCACGCTGCGTTTTATTGCCATAACTGATCGTTGGATTTAAACGCATCTGAAACGCTTCCAATATTTCATTTACATCATTTGACACTTTTGGCGCACCTTCTTCCGCGACGCTTGTCGTCGCAAGTGTAGCTACTGTAGCTTTCTTTATATTCTTATATTTCTTTTCATTCTTTAGTATAGTGTCGACTTTGTTTCGACTTTGTTTCGACTGACGACCATTTTCTGTGTCGACTTTGACATCTGTGTAGTAGTTGTCTAATTGCTGATAATAGCTATATCTATTGATTTTTACGATCATGCCGCGTGTCGACTTCTGTGTCGACAACATGTCGACTGATTTAGCCCATCTCAGAAATTTGTCCAATTGTCCCTTTGTGCAGCAACATGCTTGGCATATCCATTCATACTTTAGAAATAGCTCACCACGCTTTAGGCGCTTTGAATCTTGAAACGAGACGCGGTTAATAAGGTAAAACCAAATCTTGAACCATTTGTCCGGCTTATTGGCAAACACTTCGCTTTCAATAGTTTGCCTAGCCCATATTGTTGCGCCACCCTCTATCGGTAATCCCATAAAAATAAACCACTTGATTGCACCCACGTCTCGCCCTGCGAAACGCAGGCATGGGTACAATTAAATGGTCTAAATTGCTACGGCGAGATCGTAACAAGCATCTAGATTATATCATGCACAAAATTTCATAACAACCGCTCGTTGTGGATAAGTCTTTGCAAACGACCCCTTGTTGTGTAATAATAGGCCGGAGCACTTAATTTAAAAATATTTATGAAAGACGAAACGATCAGTAGGGTTATGCGAAAAGTCGGAAGCCTTGGGGGAAAGAAAACGGTGTCAAAATACGGAGCTGGACACATGAGTGAGCTAGGAAAAAAGAGCGCGGCAAGAAAAAAGGAATTGCGAGATAAAGCAACGAAATCAGCATAAAGCACACTTTTCCACACCCATGCTTGCAACGACCGCTCGCTGGTGATATGCTAGCATCAGGTAGGCGATTAAGCCTACAAAAACCGCCAATCATATGTTCACTACTATTGCGGACACAATCCGCGAAATGGAGGAAGCCGAAGCCTTGAGTGCGCAAGGAAATCCCGTAGCCGCCCTAGAGCTTTTGCTTGGTACACAGACCCCACACATAATTCACGAACGACACGAAAATACCGTATGAAAGAAGTTATCGAGCTTCAAAAGATCAAGGCAGAGATCAAGAAACTGCAAGCGCGCGAAGATGAGCTAAAAGGAGAAATCCTTGTATGGATGAAGAAGCCAGAGCATAAGGGTGCAACCAAGATTCAGACTCCGTACGGGAACATTTCCCTAAGTGCGCGCAAAAAGTTCCGCTATACCGGAGACGTAGACATGATGGCCGAACAGCTTAAAATGGAAAAGGTTCTCCAAGAGAAAGTGGCCGTGAGCCGCGAGCAATGGATCGAGCTTGGTCGACCTAGCGACGTGCCGGTGTACGAAGTAACCGAGTTCCTGACCGTGACCGAAGCAAAACAAAATAAAGAGGAAAACATAATAAAAGCGTAAAACATATGGTAAAGCAAGCAAAAAAGATCAAACAAGTGAAGGCAGAGGTGATTGAGACGACCGCGATTGAAGTGCAACACCCAACAGAGCCGGCTTCGATCCAAATGACACAAAGCGCCGATCAGTTGATCGCACAAGCAATCGACAAGGGCGTGTCGGTTGATACGATGGAAAAGTTGCTCGCCATGCGCCGTGAGTTGAAAGCCGAATGGGCGCTTGAACAATTCAATGCAGCAATGGCTAAATTCCAAGGCGAGTGTCCAATCATTGAAAAAAGAAAGGAGGTAAAAGACAACTCCGGCAAGGTACTCTACCGATACGCACCACTTGATGATATTAACGAGCAGACGAAGGAGATAATTGCCAAAAACGGATTTTCTCATGCTTGGGACACGGAGGAGGATGGAAATACAATCACCATTCTTTGTACTATCACCCACATCGCGGGACACAAAGAAGTCAGTCGCCTTAAGCTTCCAAGCAGCGGAGGTACTTCGATCATGTCCGGTCCTCAAAAGGTAGCGGCCGCTCTCACGTTTGGAAAGCGATATACATACTGCGATGGGTACGGGATCATGACAGGGGATGAAGATGTTGATGCGGCAAAGGATATCGTAGAGCCACCACATGCGCCGGTGGCTAAGCCAGCGCCAACGGTAGTGCCAAAGAAAACGGAAGTACCGCCCGCAAAAATCATGGTGACAGAAGAAAAGATTATTTCCGATTTATTCTTCCAGTTAGAAGTTGAGCCAAGCGTCCAAAAGGCGTGGATATTCCAGACAAATCGCGTAGACAATATTTCTGACCTTACGAGCGCACAAGCGCAGACCATTATTCAGGCGCTCAAAGCAAAGGTTCAGCAACGCAAGGACGAAGAAGCCAAGAACGCCAACGTAATCGAAGTGAAAGAATAAAATATTAAACAAATATGTCATCAGTAAACAAAGTGATCCTCATTGGTAACGCGACAAAGGACGTAGAGCTTAAGAAATTGGAATCAGGAAAGGCGGTGGCAGCATTCAGCATTGCCACCAACCGTGTTTGGAAAAACTCCGCCGGCGAAAAGCAGGAGGCGGTGGAATTCCACAACATTGTCCTATGGGAGAAGCTGGCAGAAATTGCAGCGCAATACTTGAAAAAAGGAAACAAAGTGTATATTGAGGGGCGCTTGCAAACCCGCGAATGGGAGGCACAGGACGGCACTAAACGCCGCGCAACCGAGATTGTGGGGGAGAATATGACGCTTTTGACGCCGAAAGGATCGATGCCAAGCGCACCACAGACGCAGACTCATGCCGACATGGG